ATATCGGAGTGATGCAGGCGAACCACCCGAGAACCGATAGCTTGGCGCGTGTGCAGGTAGCATCGGTACAAACGCTGGCGCGCCGCGAAATCCCCGAGGCATCGCTTGTCATCGTGGACGAATGCCATCTGCGGGCAAAGGTCATCGAGGACATGATGGCCGAGCGGCCGGACGTGTTTTTCATCGGTATGAGCGCAACGCCCTGGGCCCGCGGCATGGGTTTGCTGTGGCAGGACAAGGTGACGCCGATCACGATTGGTGAGCTGATCGAGCAAGGCTATCTTTCCGAATTCACCGTGTTCGCGCCGGACGTGCCGGATCTGTCTGGCGTCAAGACCGTGGCGGGAGACTACCACGAGGGCGAGGTAGCGGACGTGATGGAGGGCAAGGCCCTGATGGCGTCTGTGGTCGAGACATGGCTGGCACGTGGCGAGAACCGGCCAACGCTGCTGTTCGGCGTGAACCGGGCGCATGCCAAGCAGCTTTCGGAGGCATTCGAGCGCGCTGGGGTGGCGACGGCCTATGTCGATGCCTTCACCGACAGCGTTGAACGGCATGTGATAGCCCGCCGGTTCAAGGCTGGTGAGGTCAAGGTGGCCTGTTCTGTGCGCACCCTGACGACCGGCGTTGACTGGCCCGTTTCCTGCATCATCGACGCGGCGCCGACAAAATCGGACATGCTGCACGTCCAGAAGATCGGGCGCGGGCTGCGGGTCAACCCTGGCACCGAGGATCTGCTTGTCTTGGATCATGCGGGCAACAGCCTGCGGCTTGGTCTGGTGACGGACATCCACCGCGAAAAACTGGACGATACGCCGAAGGGGGAGCGACAGCCAGTCGAGCGCAAAGAGAAGCTGCCCAAGGATTGCAGCCAGTGCGGCGCCCTTTATACCGGCCTGACGTGCCCAAGCTGCGGACATGAGCGCAAGCCTGTTGCTGGCGTCGATACCGTTGACGGTGAATTGATCGAGGTCACAGGCAAGAAGGCCAAGGCCACGAAAGAGGACAAGCAGCGGTTCTACAGCATGGCGCTGTGGATGGCCGGGCAGCGTGGGTACAAGCCCGGCTGGGCGGCCAACAAGTACCGCGAAAAGTTCGGCGTGTGGCCGCGAGGATTGGAGCAGGTGGAAGTGCCGGCCGATCAAGCATTCCTGAACTACGAAAAGTCGCGCCGGATCGCATGGGCCAAGCGCAAGAGCGCAGATCAGAAGGGGGCAGCATGACCTTTCACGACAAGACAGAACACGCGGCAAAGGGCAAGTGGCGCGGCATCCTTCTTGAACTCGGACTGCCTGAAACCTGCCTTCATGACCGCCACGGGCCTTGCCCTCTATGCGGCGGGAAAGATCGCTTCCGCTGGGACAACAACGAGGGGCGTGGGACGTTCATTTGCAGCCAGTGCGGGGCTGGAAGCGGCATGAAGCTGGCGATTGAGTACACCGGAAAGCCGTTCAAGGAGGTTGCCCGCCTGATTGATGATCTGCTTGGAAACGTGAAGCCTGATACCGTGCAGCCGCGCCAGCCGATGAGCGATGAGAAGCGCCGCGATATTCTCAAGCGCACCTACCGTGAGACGCAGGAGGTGCAGCCCGGCGATCTGGTGCATCGCTACCTTGAAACGCGCGGCGTTGACGAAATGATCTATGCGCCTGCGCTGCGGTTTGCCCCGAAGCTGCGAGACGGTGACGGTGGGGTGCGCCCGGCCATGGTTGCCATGATCGGAGTTCCAGGTGAGGCGCGTTTTCGGTCAATGCACCGGACTTTCCTCAAGCCTGATGGGTCTGGCAAGGCTGAAATGGCGGCCCCGCGCAAGATAATGCCGGGGGAATTGCCTGAAGGCGCATGCGTGATGCTGTCCGAGTACGTGCCGGGCGGTCCTCTTGGGATTGCCGAGGGCATAGAGACAGCCATGAGCGCGTCGGCCCTGTTCGGTATGCCGGTTTGGGCCGCGATCAACAGCGCAATCATGAAGAAGTGGGCGCCGCCGGAAGGATGCACCGAGGTCGCGATATTCGGCGACAATGACCAGAAGTATGGCGGGCAGGCTGCGGCCTGGGCGCTTGCGCACCGTCTCGCCGTGAAGGGCATCCGCGTGACAGTGCATATCCCCGATCAAGCCGGGGTCGATTTCAATGATATCCTGATGAGGAACGCAGCATGACACTTCTCGCCCCAAACCTTTTCAACCCCATCGATCCCCGCCGCCAAGTCGTAGCCCGCGTTCAGAAGCCGACAAAGCCGGTGCAGCGATACACCTCCGCAGAGTCCAAGGCTCTCGAAGATCACTACATCGCCTGCATGAATGTCCTGCGCTCGACCGGCTCCCACAAAAAGCAGCCGCCAATTCAACACAAGAACGGAGGGCCAAATACCGGTCTGGTGAATTTGGTGCTGGCGCATATCCATGGGCGCTGGATGGGATGCGCGCAGATCGCTGAGGATCTCGGCGTCAAGACCGCGCAGGTATCTGGCGCTCTGAGCAGCCTTGCGAAGGGAGGCTACACCCGGGTCGAAGGTCTTGGCCGACACGCCAAGCACTTCGGTCTGCAAAAGGAGACACGCAAGGCGCAGAAGTCGCGGGAGACATCCGAGCGCTACGATCTGATCATGAGCAAGGTTAAGGAGCCTATGGTGATCGGAGAGATCCGCAAGGCGACGGGGCTTGAGGCCAAGGTCGTGCGGAACTCTGTCATGGCTCTGGTGGACAAGGGGCAGCTAGTGCGGGTCAACGCGTCTGAAATGGGCATGTGCGCTTCCGTGCAATACCTCTACGCCCCGGCGGAAGGGGGTGAGGTGTGACTGTCGAATTCATGGCTATCGGTGTCGCTCTAATCTGGTGGTCGTTCGCTGTAGTGGTTTTCGCCAGTCTAACCGGCAACCAAGAGGGCAGCATAACGCAGAGGATAACTGGCGCGGCGTTCTGGCCTGTGATCGTGGTGCTTTATCTCCCAGTCCTGCTTTGGCGCATCCCATTCAAGACGGCAAAAACAATCCGAACCGACCTGAGAAATCGCAAGCTGCTTCGTGAGTTCAACGAGTGGCTAGAGCGCCGGGATCAGGACGCACAGCCGCAGGAGGAAAGCGCATGACCAATACGTACGCAATCAACACCACTCGAAACAAGGAGTTCGAGGTTGAGGACGAGATCCGTGCAATGGACCTCAAACCGTGGACCCCGCGCCGCCTCGACAGTCGCCGCGTGAAGGAAAAGGGCGAAACCGTCTGGTATGACCGGCCATACGTTCCCAAGCTGATTTTCTGCGTTGTGCCGGCGATCTATTGGCGCGACGTGGTGGAGCTAAAGCATGTAATCGGCAAACCGATGCAGCTTTCCCGGCTGGATATCGAGGGCGACCGTCAGCGTGGTGCTCCGGGCCTCAAGGACTTCAGGGCTGCCGTAGACGCAGAATACGCCGACGCTGAGCGCCGCCGCGCCAATAATGAATACCAGTGCCAATACGCACCTGGGCAGGCGCTAACGATCCTTCAGGGCGCATGGGAGGGCTTCCCGGCCACGTTCATGGATGTGATACAGCGCGCCCATGACGAATACGCCAAGCTTCGGGTTGAAGTGAAGATATTCGGGCGAGACACCACGGTAGAGGTGGATCCGGACAAGGTGAGGGGGGCGGCCTAAGCGCACAATGTCTTGATGCGCCAGCAAGATGTGGTATACTTCCAATGTCGCTGGATCCCCGGATTTCGGATCTAGGCAGCGACATCGGGCCAAACGTACAGCCCTAAAGCTCAGGTTATAGGCGATATGCCGATACCTGACGCGCGAAGGCTCGGAGATTGCCTTGAGACGACACAGCACGGACGCAGGAAAGTGGATCGCCGAAAACGGCCTGTCCTGGGGGGCCGCTCTCCTGCAAGTGGGTTGATAGGCTTGCCGATCTAAGTCCGGGCAAGCAGTTTCCGGCAACGGGGTTCATGGCCCGGATACCCACTTTCATGAGCGCGGCCCCCTAGGGCTAGGACGTTCGGCGACTTCTTTCCAATCGGGCCGTTGCTCTCTCCACTATGCCCCGCAACCTCCTGACACCGGCCAGCCCGCCACCGGAGAACACCCATATGCGCCTCATGGCGTAAACAGTGCGCGGGGTCGCCTATGGGCGCATTTTGGCGCTGAATATGGGGCGGCAGGCTTCACAACAGCACAAGATGCAACATCGCGCACCGGTGAGATACCCGGATAAGGGCGGATAGGTTGCACAAAGCGAACATTTCGGGCGGGATGCCTTTCACACAACAGGACGGGAAGTCCATGACAGAATGGCCAGCCGACAATGTGGAGCGCCGCAAGGTTGCTGAACTCATTCCATACGCACGCAACAGCCGGACCCACAGCGATGAGCAGGTTTCGCAGATCGCGGCCAGCATCAAGGAGTGGGGCTGGACGGTTCCCTGCCTGATCGACCCGGAAGGCGGCTTGATCGCGGGACACGGGCGCATCTTGGCGGCGCAAAAGCTGGGGATTGCCGAGGTTCCTTGCATGGTTGCCGATGGCTGGACCGACGCGCAAAAGCGGGCCTATGTCATCGCGGATAACAAGCTGGCTTTGAACGCGGGCTGGGACGACGAAATGCTCAAGGTTGAATTGGGCGAGTTGTCCGACTTGGACTTTGACCTGTCTCTGACGGGCTTCGACGGCGACGAACTTGGCTCGCTGCTGGCCGAAGAGCCGACCGAAGGGCTGACCGACGAGGACGCTGTGCCGGAAGCGCCTGACGACCCGGTGACGGTCGAGGGCGACGTGTGGATTCTGGGGCGACACCGGCTGATGTGCGGGGATAGCACAAGCATTGATCAGATGGAGCGGCTCTGCGAAAGCCAGCTTGTTGATATGTGGCTGACAGACCCGCCCTATAACGTGGCCTACGAGGGAAAGACCAAAGACGCGCTGACTATCCAGAATGACAAAATGGAAGATGGCGGGTTTCGCCAATTCTTGACGGACGCTTACAGCGCTGCGGATGCAGTAATGAAGGCGGGCGCTGTTTTCTATATTTGGCATGCAGACAGCGAGGGATACAACTTTCGGGGTGCGGCCAAGGACGTGGGCTGGCCTGTAAGGCAGTGTCTTATCTGGAAAAAACAAACGATGGTAATGGGGCGGCAAGATTACCATTGGAAGCATGAGCCATGCCTGTATGGCTGGAAGGAAGGTGCAGCGCACCTTTGGGCAACAGACCGAAAGCAGACAACCATTTTGGAATTTGATCGCCCAAGCCGAAACGCAGAGCATCCGACCATGAAGCCAGTGGAGTTGTTTGAGTACCAAATGCTCAACAACACCAAGGGCAGCGATCTGGTGCTGGATAGTTTTGCAGGCTCTGGAACGACAGCCATTGCTTGTGAGAAGCATGGTCGGATGGCGAGGCTTATGGAACTCGACCCCAAGTACTGCGACGTGATCATCAAGCGCTGGCAGGACTTCACCGGGCAGAAAGCCACGCTGGAAGGCGACGGCCTTTCTTTTGATGAGGTTCAGGCCGGAAGGGTGGCAGAATGACTAGAGCAAAAATGCTGCTTCAGGATGATGAGGCCGTGGCGCTTGAGCGTGTCTTGGCTACACTCCTTACATCACCAGAATATGCTGACGTGTTTGCTGACGGCGCAGAGCGTCGTTGCATTCGTCGCATCTCGAAAAAGATCGCGTGGACAGAATGCAAAGCCGCATCCTAAGCGCGGTCGAGGCCATCACCAGTACGGCGATAGGCTTTGGCGTATCTCTCGCGCTGACATTCACGGTGCTGCCTGCCTTCGGCTATGCCGTAACCGCTCCTGACGCATGGGGCATCACATCAATTTACACGACAGTCTCTATCGCACGCTCTTACGTGGTGCGGCGGCTGTTCAATAGGTGAGGGTGGGACGCTTTCACAAACCAAGGCGGGAAGCCGATGGCAGAGAAAAACAAGGGCGGGCGACCGCCATTCGAGTTGTCCGATAAGGACTTTGAAAAGCTGGTTGCGATGATCCGCATTCAATGCACGCAGGAAGAAATATGCAACATCTATGGCGTGACACACAAAACGCTCAACAAGGCGCTGAAAGAGCGAGGGGAAGAAGGTTTTTCCCAGCTTTATAAAAAGCACCAAGACGAAGGCTGCGCCAGTTTGCGCCGATCACAGTGGAAAGCTGCGACGGAAAAGCTAAACCCGACAATGCTGGTTTGGCTTGGTAAGCAGATGCTCGGTCAGCGTGATCAGGTGGACATGCACCACGGCGGCGAAGTGACCGTCAACAAGATCGAGCGCGTCATTGTCAAAGCTGCAGATCCAGACACCTGAGGTCTTCGCGCCGCTACTGGAGCCAGCCCGATACAAGGGCGCGCACGGGGGCAGGGGATCAGGCAAGTCTCACTTCTTCGCGGAGCTGGCGATAGAGGATGCGCTGAGGTGGCCCGGTGAAGCGGGCGAGGGCCTGCGGATGCTGTCATTCCGCGAGGTTCAGAAGTCGCTCAAGGAGAGCGCCAAGTTCCTGCTGGAAAGCAAGCTTGAGAAATTCGGCCTGGGCGAGAAGGACGGCTTCAAGGTCTACTCTGACCGGATCGGCACCCCCAAGGATGGCGTGATTGCCTTCACGGGTATGCAGGACCACACATCGGACAGTGTGAAGTCCTACGAGGGCTTTCACCGCGCATGGGGCGAGGAGGCCCAGTCGATCGGGGATCGATCGATCACATTGCTGGTCCCGACGATCCGGTGGGAAAACGTCTCACTGGGGATGGAATCGGAGCTGTGGTTCAGCTGGAACCCGGCGCGCCCGACTGACCCAGTTGATAAGATGCTGCGCGGGCCGAACTGCCCAGACAGCGCGAAGGTGGTGCGGGCGAACTGGTCTGACAACCCTTGGTTCCCGAGAGTTCTGGATGAGGAGCGTCGCAGGGCGCAGGAGAGCGACCCCGACCGATACGGCCACATCTGGGAAGGCGAGTATGCCCGAGTGTTCGAGGGCGCTTATTTCGCCAGCCACTTGGAGGCAGCCGAGCGCGAGGGGCGCATTGATTTCGTTGCGCAGGATCACCTGCTGCCGGTCAAGGCGTACTGGGACATCGGCGGCACAAGCAACCGGTCGGACGCGACATCCATCTGGATTGTGCAGTTTGCCGGTGAGCAGATCCGGGTGCTGAACCACTACGAGGCGGTCGGGCAGGAGTTCTCGGAGCACGTCCATTGGCTGCGGATCAACGGATATCAGGACGCAGAGCAGGTCTTGCCGCACGATGGCAAGAAACACGACACGGTTCACAAGGCCACCCCGCAAGGCTTCCTGCGTGACGCGGGGTTCAATGTCCGGGTGATGGATAACATCGGCGCAGGGGCCGCGACAAAGCG